TTACGACCAACTTGAGCTGCTAATCCACTTCCTTGAATTTGTACATTTCTATCTCCATGAGCACCTCTCATAAATGTTTGTGCTTTCTTATCCCCAAACCAAGATAACGGATTAAATAGATTAAAACCACCTTTCTCAAATCCTGGTGGAGCATTAGTAAATCCAAGTCTTTTAGCTTGTGCTAACCTTGTAATGGTGAGCATGGGATTATTTCTAGTTGCATCATTGTCAAATGGTACAATAAATCCATCCTTACTACCACTCTTAGTAAATAATCCCTCCATCCCGTGAGCGATCATAGGTTGCCCGTTATGATCTGCTCCATAACCAGAATTAGGTCCATCTAACCACTTAGCCTTTCCACCTGTTGCATAAGAACCAACTGGACCACCTTGTTCTCTAGATTGAACTTCATGTCCAGCCCATTTTAAAAACTCACTTATACTAGTCTTATCACCACTAGTAGCAGCATTAGCACTTTCAACAAGATTCTGAGTCTGCAACTGCAGTTTAGTAAACATCTCATTTTTACTACCCAATGATGTTTCAAGTACAGAAGCAAGTTTAAGAAGCAGTTGTGCTTTACCAGCACCATCAGCCTCATTCATCTTATCACCAAATTCACCACTCTCTTTCTCGAATGTTTTGAACAAATGCTTAATTTGTTCATTTGCAGTGTACATTCCAGCAAGAACACCTAATGCATTAGGTTGTTCACCATCCTTTTTAGATTCTTTCTCTTTTTTACCCCCGAACCAATTCTTCGGGTTCCACATATTCTTCTTCTTATCATCCTTCTTATTAGGATCTTCTAACCCCATAACCTTATACATGTTAGAAGTCAGATCTTCTCCATACTCCTTAATAGAGTATGCCCTATCTGAAGCTCTATCACCATTACCTGAAGTATTTGGAGAACTAGAATCATCCTGTTGTTCTTTTTCCTTCTGGTTATACCATATTGCTGCTATAGATGCAAGTACTGTAGCACCAATAGCACCACCAAGTAACCATTTACCTTTAGCCCATTTACCACCTGTTAAAAATCTCTTTCTTTTTATTAGTTGAGTCTTTGCTGTTTTCGCTCTCCTCTCAAAAAGATTACCTACTCTAGCAACATTCCTTAAAAGTTTAACTGGATCTGATAAAAATTTGATGGCCATAAAGCCAACAGCAAATTTAAACCAGAGTTTAGTAAATGATGTTATCTTTTTCCAAATAGTAGTTTCACCACTCAGAACATCATGAAGCTCATTTATAGCATGAACAAATTGACTACCAAGAAACTCAGTAATACCTTTTAGGACTTTCCAAGTACTTTCAAGTATCTTTGATAATTTCTTTTTATTTGCTGGATTTGATAACCAATTTAATATTGGTCTAATAATGAATATTTTAAGTAAACTTCCCAAGAATGAAAGCATACTCTCTAAAAATCCCTTAACTTTATATGCTTTTATACTGAGTAATACTTTCTTAAATGGATTACCTTGCTGTTTAGTATATTTGGGTTTAAACTTCTCTCTTAATTTTTTCTGATCTTCTTTATATTGTAAAAGTGCTAAATTTTTTAAATTAACTACAGTTTGAGCAATACCATTAATGGTCTTACCCATATTGTTTATTGCTTGAGTCTGAGTATTGATACTCTTAGCAACTGGATCCGCACCACCACTTGAATCGTCATTTATATTGACGAAACGGTACATATTAATTTTTGACGACTTCTGTATTGCCATTAAAAAATATTCTCCATCACTTTATTTATTTCCCAAACCCTAAGCGGCTCAGAAGACCACCGCCTCCTGATGATCCTCCACCTCCACCACCTGTTTCTACACCAATCGGTGTTGGAATACCTACAAGTTGTTTAATAACAACAGGGAAACTCGCCACAGTAATACTACCAATTTCTTGGAAGATCTTTTGTCTCTCCGATTCACCACCAGGTCTTAATAACTGCATAGTATCAATAACACCAAACATTTCTGGTGGAACACCCATTTCTGCTGCAAGTTGATGCAACCCTTGTGTTGGGTCACCACCAACCATACCCATTGCTGCTTTCACAATTCCACCATATCCATGCTTCTCTGCTAATCCAGTTATAAACCCTGTAGGTGAAAAATCACCTGTTAATAGACTTGAAATTCCAACAACATCAGCAAGACCCATACTCTGTAGAGTTGGTCCCAATCCTGGTATAGATCCAAGAACACCTCCTAATCCCAACTCATCCACTTTATTACCAAAGTTGGCAAGTGAAGCACCTAATGATGTACCATCAAGAGCAGCATTAAATGCTTGACCATAATTACCAGAAAGTATACCTACCCCGACTTTACCCCATTTACTACTTAAGAATCCACCTGGTCCATTTAAGTTTGCCATAAAATTACCAAACTTACTAAACCTCATATTCTGCATCCACTTAGGCATTGAAATAGCATTAACGGTATTAATACTAGAAAATGCACCAGACAAACTCATTATGGCTCCCAGTGGGTCACCATTCATTAAAGCAGTGGCAGCTTGAATACCTTTAAGTACTGGTCCCAACCAAGCAGCAGCAGGGAACATTACTGGTAATGCCATCATTAAGATACTTCCTAATGGTCCACTAAAGACATCTTTAACAAAAGAAAATGCCCCTTTAACAACACTACCAATACCTTTAAATACACCACCAATACCTTTAGCAACACCACCAAAGAACTTACCAATACCTCCTAAAATAAATCCTCCACCTCTTAAAGCTTTAGATGGTACTGCCTGTCTTCCACCATACTGCCACAACTGCCACCATTTTTTCTTAGCTTTAAATTCTGGTTGATCAGCAGAAGAACCAGTACTATGTCTAGATGTTTTATCAGTATGTGAAGACCCTACAGAAAATGAACCTGAAGGCATAGTATATCCATACTTTTTAACATCCTTCCTAACTTGCTTATCAGTTTCAGACTTATTTCTAAAGAGTTTATTTAACCATCCCCAACCTCTACCACCTGTTTTATCTTTTTCATAAGCAGCATCAGCTTCTTCCTTGGTCATTCCAGACCCAGAACCTTGCCCTTCAGTTATATGCTTTGTTTTATCTGCTTCCTTCTCAGCACCAATCCATTTATTAATACCATCAAATGCTTTACTTATCTGTGTCTTAGCACCTTGTATTAAATTTTTAGTACCTGAAAGAGCATTTTCAAACGTATTAGCCATTCCTGGAACTGCTTTAGTTCTCTCCCATTCCATTATAGATTCACCTACACCACCAGGAATAATTCTAGAGAGTAAATACATATCTATTGCCATACCAGCTGGTATTGCCCATTGCATACCTGGTACAATATAACCAGCTAACTCTGCTGTACCAGCAATAGACTCTAATACACCACCAATAGTATCACCATTTTTAAATGAATCAACAGCAAAATAATAATTAACAAGTGCTCCTAAAAGAGGTATATCCTTTAATCTTGAAGCACCTACTTTCTTTGCTCCTGCACCTCTAACAAGTTTACCAATAGGAGATTTTTTAACAGCAGTATTAAACGGATCCGTTACCTTCTTAACTAAACCCTCCATCGGTTTTAGTCGTTTCCATACAGGTTCAAGGAACCTCTTAACAACAGCATCCTTACCTTTTTTAGGAAGTCCAGCTAAGTAATCCCAACCATTCTTTCCCCACTTATTCATAGTGGAGACACCATCCTTTATCCCACCAACTGTTTTCTTCCACCTATTATTCAACCATTTACCGAAGACTCCTTCCTTCATCGGTACAGGAACACGGAAATTTTTAAAAGGCAATTTATTTAATAAATTACCAAACTTACTACCAGGTCCAAAGAACTTTTTCAGAGTTCCAGCAACTTGCTTTCCAGCCTCAAATGCCTTTCCACCTTTCGTAGATCCAGATGCTATATGAGGAAATAACGTATTAGTCGTCTTAGCAATATCCGATGCTTTTGTTATACCCTTTTGAAATTTTAAACCAGTCTTGAAATTCTGAAACTGCTTCCCAAGAAACCTGATCGGTTTCATTATAGGTCTGCCAAACTTCTTGACGACCTCAACCATCCTCTTGAGACGTTTGCTATTTTTTATATTATCAACCGTCTTCCCTATCTTCTTACCTATATTTTTAAATCCACCAACCTTAAATGGTTTTAATCGCCAATTAAATATAAAATCTAATAATCCTATAATATCAGTTACCAATGCAAATGGATTTAACATCCATCGCATCATAGTAAGACCAAACATGAGCTTACCTAGCCCACGTACCCTATCAAAGAAAGAATCCTTACCGTCTTTACCACCAGCTCCCATTAAATCTGCGAAGCCGTCAAGGATATTATCCTTTATGATCCATTCACCAAAAGAATATAACTTCTTTACAACAAAAGTAAACTTCTTTAAAAATGCTTTTAATTTAGTCTTATTCTCAGGATCCTCAAGCCAATTAAGAATACTTTTAATAACCGTGAGCTTAATTAACCAACCAAAAAATTCTACTATTGGTCTAAGAAACCCATTCAACCATCCAAAATGCTTTTTACCTAAACCCTTTTGTTCACTGTCAGGTTTAGCTCCTTTCTTACCACCCTTTTGTAACGATTTATCCAGTTCTGCTGCTTCTTCAGCCTCTGCATCCCTTTCTCTCTGCTCTCTTCTTCGTTGTGCTTGTTCTGCTAATACTCTATTAGCTGCTGACTTGAGAGAAAGTTGCCTCATATCCCAGACAACATTACCAATACTAGCAACAGTATTGCCTAGTCTATTGGTAGCAGTGATAGATTTTCTTGCAGCAAAAAGTGTTGGAGTAAGTTTACCTTTTACTCCAGCATTTACAAACTTATGTGTAAATTTATTTGCCACTGGTTATCTGGATTGATTTTGTCTTTGCTGCTCTGCCTCCATTCTATTCTGTTCTTCTTTAAGATAATTCATTAAGAGATTCATATAGATCTCTTTCTCAAAGGGCATTAAGTTATCAATATATTCGCACGACCATTTATGATGGTGCATCAGGGCAAAATTTACCTCATAGAAGGATTGTAAACTTGTGTGGAGTAGAGCTATGCGAAAAAAGCTGAAAGTCCCTCAAGCGTTACATCACTAGCAACTTTGGTTTTAGGATTAACTACTTTAACTGTATGAGCTAACTTAGGCATAGTATCAAAAAAGTCTTGTACTTGTTGGAACTGTGTACTTGTTAACTGATCAAAGAAAGCAATTAATTCCTCTTTAGGAGTATCCATAGCATCATAAACTTGTTCAGCATCAGCAATCTGTTTTACACAACTTGCTGCCATTTCAAAGACAGAATCTACAGTAGGTTCTTCATCTTGGAAATTCATCACAACAAAGGTATCAAGACTTGGATAACCCATAGTTAAGATAATATCGTCTCCTAATTTAATATCCTTCTTATGTTTCTTATCCTTCTTAACTTTGATTTCATTCAAAGGTATTTTTACAGGAACTTGAGTTGTTCCATCATCAGGACAAGTTACACTAACTTCAACAGCCTCACCAACGGACTTGGTACGGATTTGAAGAAAGACAAATTCGATGTCAAAAGTAGGAAGATCATCAATATCATGAATATCAGTACATTCAGTAATAATACTCTTAATCGCAGTAATTATATCTTCTTGTTGTCCAGTTTCGGTTGCTAATAAAAGTAACTTCTCCTCTTTAACAAGAAATGGTCTATAATTAACAGTTCTGCCATCAGAAGGCAGTTTCATTTTGTACTTAGGTACATTTAATGTAGGTAATGGCATTGTGAATTCAATTCAGTAAAATTATTTATGGAAGTTCTCGGAACCTCCTCCAGGCCAAGGACTATGTTTTTCAACTGCTAGACGATAGGCAGTTTCGTGTGGTGTTTCTTCTTTCTCTTCATCTTGAGGTTCTACAGAACTTGGTGCAAGATCTAGAGGTTCATCAGTTGCAATAGGCATAGAGTCGTGGGGGTGAGGTTTATGAAACCAGGGATCGTAAGGAATTTCTGGAAGTGCCATTTTACCATTCTCCAATGGATGCTTGTGTACGGTCAACTGCCCAGAATATTTGTTGGGCATCAGTAAGAGGATCATAATAATCATCTGCCCTATTACCTAATCCAGGAATAGAGATTTGTGTCCTGACACCTGGGTCATCAAACTCTGGTTCTGTATAGAATCTATAACGTTCAAAGAAAAATCCTACAGTAAACGTAAATGGGCGGTTTGCTGCATTATTCATCTGAGTAGATCCTATGTTATAAGGAAATGCTTGTTGTAATTCCCAACTAGCAGTTAATCTATAATCATGTGCTTTCAATTTCTGCCTTCGCAATCCAACTTGATTGTCCATGAAATTTTCATTTCTCTGAGTGGCATTTCTATTTGTCTGGTCTGTATTATGACCACCACCTTTCTCCCATTTAAAGATCATCATTCTAGGAGCATTATAATAATCATAATAATCACTATACTGATTAGAATCAGGAGCCATTAAATGCATCCACCTTTCAAAGAAATTTCTGCTATGCATAGATTTAGGTGCTATAAACGTAGCAGTTATTTGACTGAAAGCAGAACCAGTAGCATACTTAGTAGCAGTACCTATATTAACAAGAGAACCAGTTGTAAGTTGTTTACTTGGTGTACTAATACTTTGACAATAGAAATTTAAACATCTATGCAAATTGCTATTCTTATTATCACTAACAAATGCAGGACTTCTATATCCAATAGTATCTGATATTGTATGTCCCAATGACCAAGGTTCAAGGATAGAGTTATCTCTCCACATCCTTAAAAGTGCTGGTGTTACAATATGAATTGAAAATAAATTAGTAGACGCAGGTGTATAATCCTTATTCTTTAAAGAAAAGGACATAAACTCCTGCAGTGATGGATATGCTGCAGATTGAGCGTGTGGTATATTAGAATTGTCAGCCGCAGTATTAGATTGACCTATAGATGGTCCTCCTTGCTGTGCTGCTATAGCAGCTTTAGTTGCAGCTGCAACTATTTTACCGATACCTCCAAACATTATACTCTAAGCTCCTTTTCTGTAATGATCATAAACTCCATATTATAATCTTTGCAAAATTCTGTTGCTGCTTTCCATTTTGCTTGGTTCACACCCCAAGTAAACACTTCTTGTATATAACCTTTAGTCATTTTTCTCTGTTTTTTTGGTTCTTTTGTTTGCTTGGATGGTTTAACCTCAACAACATACTTTTTACCTTGAGTTTTTAGATAAAAATCTGGATAGTACTTGTGTCGTTTATTATCAACAGGTGATATATAAGGAATAACAATTTCTTCACTACCCCATTCAGTAACGGAAGGATTAGTATCACAAAATTTCATGAACTTAAGTTCCCATCCAGAACGGTATACTATATTACGATAATCACCCTTATACTTGCCAGGTTTCTTAGGAAAGTACTTTCCTTGTTTGTAACGCATAAATACATAGAGGTCACGTAATATTTAGGTAGTTAAGTTGGCAATACTGAGATATCCATATAGACCCCCTGTAACGGAAAATGCATCACATGCTGATGCAGATGGTCCGACCTATGCAATTGACTGGGTTAGATTCAAAAGTTTCCAAATGTCATTCCAAAATGACAATTCAGCGTTCTATGGTGGTAATATAGGTTCGGTTAAGGCAGATAGAGTGTATGATAACGATACAGTCTATCTAAACATGCCTCCAAACTTATCAACAACATATCAATCAAACTACAGAACTGTAGATCTTGGAGTTGGTGGTATAGCACTTGCTAACGCAGCCGCAAATGTTACTGGTGAAATAAATTTTGATGACTTAGCAGAAACAATCCAAATGGCTGCAAAAGCAGCAAATCCTGAATTTGGTGCAAGTGCAATGGTACAAGCAGCAAACAGTATTAGTGGATTTTTGGGATTACAGGGTAGTATTGATATTAACAGTTTAGAACAAATGACAAAGGGGCGTATATTTAACCCCTATACGGAACAAGTCTTCAATAACATGAGTTTCCGTAATCACAATTTCAGTTTTAAAATGCTTGCTAGAAATCCAACTGAAGCACAAAATATATACAAAATCTGTATGTGGTTTAAATTAGGTTCTCACCCAACCTTTGAAAGTGGAGATTTAGCAAGAAAAGTACGTCCAAAGAAATCACAAATAGGTAAAAAAGGAGCAAAATACGAACCATTTGATGAAACTATCAAAGCACTAAAAGATCTTTTTGGATGGAACTCTACAGCTGAAAACCCTTGGAGTGGAAAAGGTGACTTAATGGCAACTGCTGAAGGTCAAAGATATTTCCAAGTACCAAGAAAATTTGATATTCAATTCTGTCGATTTGATGCATCTGGTCAATTGGTAGATGTTAACCAAGGAGATGATTTAAGTAGAGATCTACATTTCAAAATTCATCCATCAGTATGCACAAACGTCACTGTAAACTACACTCCTGATAATCAATATAATGCTTTAAAAAGAGCAGGTGGTAGTGCAATGTTAAATGTACCAGCATTAGTGCTAAACGTACAATTCACAGAAACCAAACTTCTCACAACTGCAGACATCAAGGAAGGTTACTAATAATGGCATATTTTTCAAATTTACCAAATACTTACATTGGAGAGGGTCTTACAGATGACGAACAATTTAAATATCGTCTTGTAAAAAATATATTCAGAAGATGTAAAGTTAGAGATGATCTAGAAACATACACAACAATGTTTGAAACTAGTGCTATTCCAGATGGGTCTAGTCCTTCAGATGTAGGATTAGCAGTACTTGGTAACCCAGACCTTGATTGGGTTGTTTTACTAGTTAACAATATTACTGATGTTTACGAACAATGGCCAAGAGATGAATACGACCTACAAATGTATTGTAGAGAAAAATATGACGATGAGGACGGAATTCATCATTATGAAACTATGGAAGTTAAGTATAATGACATAGTTTACATTAAAAGAGGTGTAGAAGTAAATTCCACATTTAGAGCAACATTGCCAGATGGAACAGTCAAGACAGCTACAGATTCAATATATGCAGTCACTAATTACGAATATGAAACATATTTAAATGATCTTAAAAGACTCATAAAAATCCCTACTACACAATTAGTAAATATGATTACTGATGAATTTTCTAATAAATTGGCATATGAGCCACATTCAGAATTAGACGATGAAAACAATAAAAAAACTGTGCTAAATGTAGCACAGCGATTCATAGATACTAGAGGTTATGTTCAAGCGAGTGTAAGTAATCAAGTAGAATTAGGTACAGTAACCTCTTACGATAACGGACCAGGTTCCTCAAATATTGATGTTAGTTGAGAAAAACCTTTTTGACTAAAAAAATTGCCGAGTTTTTTTTCCGCTTTCCTGGGAATCAAAGATCGAATAATATATGACCCCCCCCCTCTTACTCTTGCATTGGGCTACCATTTCTGTACCGTGCGTTGACAATCATAGTTTCCAATTCGATAATATAATTGGTATCAATCCACCGAGATTCTTTAATTTCATCCATAGCCATCGATGCTCTGCATCTCTGTTGTAGGTCACGTGCCTGTTCTACAGGTATAGGTGGTTGTTGATCATTATGTGAGAAAAAATCTCCTGACATTTGTATTGTGTTGAATCTTACACAGTATTTTATAACGAAACCCTCATAAAAGAGGGTTTTTTTATAATGATTTAAGTTTTCCTTGATAGATGGTAATAATTACATCCTTCACCATGAGCACCGTACATAGGATCATAAGTTCTTCTTGATACCCGAAAATGATCTTCAATAAGAGATTCAAAACGTTCGACAGTATATCCGTAGACTGGTAGTTTTTCTCTTGTCACATTAAAAATAGGTTCATTAGAATCATCTCTAATAGAAAAAACTCTGATGAACATATTACCTGAACATAATAGAACCCTATGATACTCCTCTATAATAAAGAGAGCATCGTCTGGATGATTAACATGAAGTGCTCCAGCATCAATAACATAATCAAAACTACCTTCTGCAAATGGCAACGACCTAACATCACCATACACAAAGGTAGCTTGAGGAATGGACTTAGCAGCCCTATCTATTACTGTCTGTGAAAAATCTACACCAACTACTGTACAATTTCTACTTGTAAGATACTTAGTATTTCTACCATCACCACAACCAGCATCCAATACTCTTGCTGTACTTGGTATACCAAACTCTCTAACAAAATTAATTACAGGTAAATCTGGATTATAATTATTTTCTATGTCCCAAGGTCCACCTTCAGGATTATATACAAAGAACTCATCCCAGTCTTCTTTTAAACTCATCGAATTCGTGGCATCTTCTTAACTGTATCCTGAACCATTGGCATAACATCAGTCTCTACTCTCTCTATTATATCATCTATTATATCAACATCAATGTCCATAAATGGTGGAATGATACCAAGGATTCTTAATAAACCATCTACAAACAATGCTAACACTGTAAACCCAAGTATCATACTAATGATAGTTGCATCTCTATTATGCTTACGCATAGACTCTTCGTCAATAGCTCTGGCTTCATCTACAGCAGCCTTAATTAAAGCATCTACTTCTTTCTTTGTATAGAATCCACCTATGCCAGGTACGTCATGTATATCCATTAGCCCCCATCAATATCACATCCAATGTGACTGCCAACGACAGCACCCAAAGGAATTGCCCACCATCTTCCATCTCCTTGTGAGATAGCAGCAGCAAGACCACCACCTAGTATACCACCAGCAATCTTACCATCACCACATTCATTTCCATCACGTGAAGGTCTGTAAGGTCTAACTGGTCGTTCTCTTGGAGGTGTACCAACCCATCCAGGTTCTCTTCCATACCCTCCAACACAGGGAATCTCTACCCTATCTTTAAATGTTTCGACATAACCTGGATTATTAACAGTGCCTGGTACATATTCCTCTCTGTATACATTCTTGTAACAGACTTCAGACTCTGACCATCCTGGTTGAAAAAAATCTTTCCACCCAGCTTGTGCTGGTGTTGCAGACAAGAAAGGTATTAAAAGCAATGGTGTGAACTTCATAAATCTCCTTTTAATATATTAATTATAACAGCAAAAGGAGGATATGAAGTCCTCCTTGTGCCAGTTTATAATCAGTCCTCCTCTGCCAATGAAGCAAAGTATGATAAAGTATCCTCTCCATCAGTTGTAGGAGCAGCAGCAGATGCCTTCTCTCTGAAATCAGAGACCTCCTTACCCCAATTAGCAGGTACTACTTCTTCCTCACTCTCGTCAACAACAGGTGCTGTACGAGGTGCAGACTTACCTAATACAAGATTCAATCTTGCTTTAAGTTGCTCATATGACTTAAAGTTCTTTGGTGCTTCAAACTCAGCAAGTGAGTAAGACTGTTTCCAAATCTCTTCTAGTTCTGTATCATCTAGTTTACCTAGAGT